AAGCAGCCTGCCGGGTGGTAACAGACTGTTTCACCGCTTCAAATACATTCAAATGCTCCCTCCATAAAAATGCCGGCAGCGGTAAAGCTGCCGATTATATCATAATTCCATCTCGTGTTTCTTTCTCTGTACTTCCTGTGGCTGCTCCCTCCGGCGCAGTGCGGTATCTACGGCGTTCTGCACCTGCCGTAGCCGTATGACTTCCTCCCGGAGTGGCTTGTGCTGCGGAGACAGTTCGGCATACTCTGTTTTTAACTGTGCGTATTCCTGTTTCCATGCTTTCAGGGCAATGGGTTTTCCGTCCAGTTTTTCTTTCAAAATACGGCGGGCGGCATAAAACAGCCGTAACTCCGCATCGTGGGATGTTTCAAATTTCTCCCTCTGTTTCTTAAACTTGATATTGTTCAATTCCGTATGAACAGGTTTTAGCCGCTGGTAATTCTCGCCCTCCCGTATCAATTCCTGCAATTCCTTTATCCGGGCAGATTTCTTTTTCATGGAGTCGCTTAACGCTTCAAATTCTTCGTTGACAGAGGAAAGACGCTCCTGCAAATCCTCTAATGTGAGCAGCTTGTTTTCCGTCAGATAATTGACGGCTTCGGCAAACTGCTTTAAGTTTCCGGTTCTGGCTTTATTGCTCCATGCCCCTGCGTTGCGCTGGTTGTAATAAGCGATCAACAGGTCGGCAAGGCTCGGTGTCTGCGGTTTGGAAAGTTCTTCTTTTACCTCTGCCATCCAGACAAACAGGGCTTTGATCTTCTTCCTCACATCCTGCATGAGCCGGTTGGTGGCTTTAATCCAGCGGTTCAGTTCCCCTTTCTCGGTGCGGATGCCCTTTGCTTCCATCTGCCGGACATTAGCTCCCTCGTGGACAGTAGGTATCAGGTCAAGCCCCTGCCGCACATAGGAACGGTGGTCGATACGCACATCCAGCCCTTTTTCCTCAAATTTTGTATTAACGGCAGCCGCCCACTGCTCCCGCCAGTGTTCCAGCGTTTCCGGCTCATGCCAGTCTGTTGTATGGACAGCGTTAAACATATAATCGCCGTTTTTATCCCGGATTCGGTTTCCATCTTCATCAAGAAGATATTCCCGACGCTGTTTTTGTCCCCATGTGCCATCCGGGTTCAAAGGCCGCATGGTTGTCATCACATGAAAATGCGGGTTAGGGATGCCGCCGTCCTCTTTCTCCGGGCTGTGAAAAGCAAGGTCGGCAATCATGCCTTTTGTCACAAACTGCTCCTGTACGAACTTCCTTGCCAGCTCCATGTTTTCTTCCAGCGTCAATTCATTCTGCATGGCAATATCAAAGGAATAGGCAAGCTGTGCTTTTGGATGTTTCTCGCAGTTCTCCACAGCATTCCAGAGGGTCGCCCGGTCAAGATATATTTCCGGCGCATGGGGCGGCAGCATGATTTCCGAAGCGATCACGCCGCCCTTTTTGGTGTAGTCGCTGACTTCTCCATAGTAGCTGCTGTAAAGACGCTCCCCGGCTCGATAGGCTGCGCTGGCAATGGCGCTCTGACCGGCGCTGCGCTTGATCTGTGCGATTGAAAAATGATAAAGTGCTATCCTTAGTCACCGCCTTTCTCCTGCCCGGAAATACGGGCGTGGTTCTCTGTGGCAGACCGGATGAAATGCTCCGCCTGCGGCAGATTCAAAATGCTTTCCATGAGGGAATAAAATTCCGCTTCGGATAGCTCCTTTGTCTGTGGTGCAATGCTCTCAATAGCTGCCCCACGGGTAATCAGCCGGTGCGTCCTCTGTTTCCGGGAACCGCTTTCCAGATACGCCTGCCGGTTTTTCAAACGCTGCATTTTCCGTTTTTCCTGTTCCAGCAGGACAGTGGTTTTTTCATATTCCTGCTTCAACTGTTCCAAAGATTTTTCCATGTTCTCACATCCTTTGCTGATAAGATAAAGAAAGACCATCCGCAGACAGTCCGTGTGTCAGTGCTTCTATAAAACCCGATGAAAAGGGAAAACCGCAGAGCGGATTTCTCTTTGCGGCGGGTACACAGGGGATAGCCGCTTTAGCGGCGCAAGGGGGTGTAGCCACCTTGTCGGAGCGAAGCGAACGCAGACCTCGGATTGCTGATTTTATCAGCGGCAGAGGTAAGCTCCGCAGGACGCACGATACATGGTCTTTAGACTATGTATAGAAGTGCGCCCTTAGTTCCTAAGGGATTTTGCCGTTTCCGGCAGTCTTGTCCTTTTTCTTGGAACGCTTGGAAAGATACTTCGGGCAGTCAACCACAACCGCCCGGAAGCTCTGTTTACATTCGTGCTGGCATTTCCGGCACAGTTCGTTGTAAGTGATACGGCTGCGGTCATTTAAGAAGAAAGACCATTCCACCCGCCGCTTGTTACTCATTCTTGCCATAACCGGCTCCTTTCTCCGTTTCTATCTGATGTACGCAGATAGGCTGTTTTGATGTAGCGTCTCGGTATCATTTTTAAGTTTTTTTCCCTCTGTATGCCCCTTTGGAAAGTGCGGCAGTATTGCAAGTCAGGGAATGATACCTCACGCTTATTTGTCGCTTCCCGGTACGGTTTCGGAGCCTTTTGCCATCCATTCAAAGAAAGCAATTTTGCTGACCTTGATAAGTCTGCCCCTGCGGAACGCTGGAAAGCCGGGTGTGTGTACCAGCTCATAGGCGCTCGCTCTTGAAATTCCCATAATCTGCTGGATGTCCGCCACATCCAGAACCAGCGGTAAATCCTCGTAGCTGTTCAATCTCTTTTTATCGTTCATTCTGTTCCTCCCATAAATCAAATAGGTTAAAATGCTTCCTGTTGCCGTTCTCCCCAAAAGCCGTTTTCCTGCCCCATTCCTGCGGTGTTTCCCTGCATTGGTGCGCCGAATGCGTCACTTCTCCTGCCGGTCATATCCCTTTTGGACGGTCATTCACTTGTCAAGGTACTGTGCGGTACGAAATTACCAACCGCAATCATCATAGCGTACTATCCTTGACAAAACAATGATTCTGCGATACCATGAGTGTAACGGATATAACTGAATTATATAATTACCATAAACAAAGGCAGGGGATAGGGATGGAGAATCAGTTTATACGGCATGAGCCATGTTTTGAGAGGATTTTGTTTGTCCTGACGCTGGACAGGAAGAAAATGAAAGAGCGGATTTTGATTGGGGAAGAACAGCAGATCCGCTTCCGGCTGAACGGGAGCCAAAACGCAGAGGTGCTTTGTGATATGACACGCCCGCTGGGAAATTTTTTGATAAACTTTGAGCGTGACACGGACAGAGATTGGAACTTATACGGGCTTTCTCCACTGCGGCAAGCCCTCCACTCCAACCGATGGAAACAGCCGGAGCTGGAGCAGGCGGCAAGCGAATTTCTCTGGGGAAAATATCTTAGCAACGACCCTCTGAAAATGTATGTGGCGTTCCGTATCTGGAACAGCTATCTGCTTGCCAGAGAACCCCGTGACCGTAACGCTGCCTGTGACCGCTTCATGGATAAAATGAGCAGCCTGACCGGGGTATTCCATAACGAAGCCATGACCTTTGACAGGGAGACAGGAAAACCGAAACATTTTCAAGCTGGCAGCCTTTATTTCAAAGGCGCACCATCAGAAGATACCCGGCTTGACCTCTGGTTCCCGGACAACCGTCGCACAGAAGAATGTGTGTCTGCCTATGCCTCCCTCTACCCGTTGATTACCTATTATCTGAACAGGCTAAATGACTGGGGGCTTTGCTTCCGGCGGTGCAAGGTTTGTGGAAAATATTTTCTGGCAAAGAGCCAGCGGTATGAGCTGTGCAGCGATAAGTGCCGAAAAGCACAGGCGCTTCAGAACAAACGGGAATTTGACGAGAGGGCAAGAGAAAACAACTATGACCTGCTTTATAAAAATGAATGCCAGAACTGGCGCAACAAAATAAACCGAGTAAAGAATACCGCAGGCTTTCCGGCTGACCGTCTGGAAAAAATACAGGTTGCCTTTTCCGACTTTAAGAAAGAAGCCTTGCAGAGAAAAAAGGCTGTAAAAACAGGAACAGCCAGCCCGAAAGAATTTACGGACTGGCTGTATCTGCAAAGTAATGTAATTGTGGAACTGACAGAATACTAAATTTTTTTCTCGTTGTGAGGTTTCTGTGACATTTGCCTGATGGCAGTATCGAAATTGCAGTAATTACTCATGCAAAATGCTTCTTCGTTTTATACACTATACCTATATGGTGGAGCACCAAATGAAAGGAGCAAAAAATATGTCTGAGATTCAAAATGCGATTGAAGTAAAGAACTTAAAAAAAGGTTTTGGTGGCAGAGTTTTGTTTGAGAATTTTAGCCTGAATGTAAAAGCAAATACAATCCATGCGATTATTGGCCCGAACGGTTCTGGAAAGACAACACTGCTACGCTTGATTACAGGGGTATACCAGCCAAATGCAGGGACAATCAACATTGCAGGGAAATATGCAATGGAGCTTGAAAATGACTATCTGTATGAAGAACAGACTGGTCTTGAAAATTTGAGAATTTTTGGGAAATACTTTGGATTTGAAATAAATGATCGTTCAGACAGTTATTGTACGCAATTAGGATTGACCGAGCATTTAGGAAAGCGTGTTAGCACTTATTCTAAAGGAATGAAAAGAAAACTGTCCCTTTTGATTGTGATTATGATGGGACGGGATATTCTGCTCATGGATGAACCAACATCGGGTGTAGACCCCATATCCAGAGTAGAAATCCGTAGTTTGATAGAGGCTCTAAAAGCTGACGGAAAAACGGTTATTATCACTTCACATGACCTTAGCGAGATTGAAAAGTGCGCTGATGATGTATCTATGATTAAAAATGGCAGATTGCTGTTTGATAAGGGTATTCAAGAAATGCAAGGACAATCATTGGAAGAAATCTTTATTAAGGAGGGCAATCGGCATGAGTAACATGGGAAAAGGCGCAGGCTACTATCTTACCAGAAGTAAAAGCCTCCTAATTGATACTGCGATTGTTGCCATTCTGGCGATTTTTATGAGCTTTGCAATGCAGATGGACGCCTTGCAGTCTAAGGGAGAAGATTATTTAGTCCTAATGCTCTATGCGGTTATTTTTGGTCTTACCTCCCTGCAATCCGGTGCTATGATTGTAGATTTGACAGCAAAGGATAAGTTAAGCCGGAGAGTTGAATTTTTTGCAGCTTCTGGAATTGCGGTAAAAGAGATTATAAAACAGTATTCGATACAGATTTTCCGATTTTCTGGTATTATCCCGTTCTTTGTTTTTATGAGTTGCTATTACTTTACCGACTGGACAATGAGCTTTGGGCGGATCGTATGCGTTTATCTTAGTATTCTTGTACTTAGTTTTTGTGAGATTGTCGCTTTGAATATCATTGTACTGGATGTAAAACGAGTAAAACTGTTCAAAAATGTTCTGTTCTTTGGTAATTTTGCACTGGTTTATTTGATTGCGATGTCGGCAGAACGAATTACAGAGTTTGTGAATCAACATCATATAGGAATTGACTATTTGATTATTGTGGTTGATGTTGCACTTTGCATGATGTTTGCACTATTAAGTTTCTTTAAGGCTCGGCACATGAGCAACGAAACAGTTATCAGGAGGGATGGCGAATGGGTTTGATAACCTTAAACCTTAAAAGGGTATTGAACTGGAATTATATATTTATGAGTGCGGTAGCAGCTATCTTCGGCATGATCTTTCTGATGAACTTTGGGGATATTTCAGAGAACATTGTATTTGGTGTTGATATAAAGTATTTTATGCTTGATGGATACCTGTGCTTATTTATCTTTTTTGCCGGAGAAATAAGCAAGGATATGTTGCAGCAAGAAAAAATCACAAAGAGAATAGAATGGAAACTTGCTAATGGTATTAAAATCTCAAGTATTGTTAAGGAGAATCTGCTATCACTATGGATTGGAACGCTGATCCTTTTGTTTCCTCTACTTTTGATGATTTCCATTCGCCTGCCAAACCTTATCTTGTTATTAAGCACCTATTTTCTGATCCTTAGCATATTGTATTCGGCATTTATAAATGTTTTGATTCTCTGGATTAGAAATATGAACTGGTTTAAGAGTATTCCTATCTTTGCAACACTGCTTCATATTTTGCTGGTTGTCTTAAAATGTGGGATATTTATGAAAACGAATAATGTGTGGGTGTTGCTACTATTTTCTCCAGTGAGTATAATAGTTTTGACTGCGTGTGGTTTATGTCTGATGACTAAAGAACGGATCGTATCATCATATTACTAACATAATGAATTTTAGCTGAAAGGAGGGGGGCTATGCAGGATAAACGCTTCTATCCGTATCTGTTTCTTCATGCGGGTATTGTGACTTTATGGGTTATATTGGATAGAACACATAAAGGAATTGCGAATGACGGAGCCATCAACTTATTGTCGATTGCCGTCTTGCTTTGTTATTTCAATCTGCTCTATCTTCATGTAATGACATCACGGCGAAAGGCAACAATATCTGAATGTGGCTGGAACCTGCTTTCTGTTTCCTTTATTGCGGCGCTGATGTATGATGGATTTTCCACCTTATACATGGGTGCATTTCTGTTTTTTGCATTGATTATCGGAATAATGCTGGTAAGAACTGACGCAAGCCGGGGTAAAATGGTTCGCTTGCTGTTTGGAATTGCAGCTATCATACTGTCGTTTTTTGATTTCCAAATTCTCCCTGCTATAACCATGTTAGTTGGAATGTTCATGGGAATTTTCCTTGATTATAGATATATAAATTTGAAACAGGTTAATATTCTTCCGATTGCCCAGAGGAAAGCAAGATATGTCCTCGCTCTTATGATTCCCTTGTTTACAGTCGTACTTTATTGCTTTGATTTGTCCACCCTACAAGTCAATGTATTTTTTCAGCTTATAATGCTTTTATTTGAGGCTTTTGCTGTCATTCATCTTGGCGACATGGAGGCCCGTTACAAGGAGTTGACAAAGTATTATGAATTAACGAACTATATTGCAAATGAGAGGGAAGATTTCTCAAGACTGCTTCATAACGATGTGCTTCAAGACATTGGAGGTGCCAAAAATCTCCTGTCGCTTCGCTCACCAGATGTTGATGAAACAAAAAGGATATTGTCTGATTTGGAATTGCGGGTAAGAAATATGATGAATTTCTATTCCTCTAATATCTTTTCGGGGTATGCTTCATGGGAACATATCGGATATATGCTTGACGCGATTAAGAAGCTGTACCCAAAGAAGAATATACTTGTAGATTTCACGATTGACAGCGAAGCAAGGATTGCTTTGAAAAAAGATAACAGTTTGGAACAGACTATGCAGATAATCAAAGAACTTGTCAACAATGTTTATAAACACGCTGCCGCTACTTTTATTCATTTGGAAATCGCGCTAAATGAAGAAAGTAGACTCGTAATTACCTGTCAAAATGATGGAGCGAAACCAAATGACATTGAAAATATTCTTTCTTCCAAAGGTGGTATGCTGTTCTTGACGGTGTTGATAAATGGGAATGGTGGTAACATTCAGTATTTAGAGAAAGATGGTATTTTAACTGCAACGGCAGTTTTGGGGAGAAAAAATGAAGATATTACTATTTGATGATCACAGGATATTTGGAGAGAGTTTAAGCAAACTTCTGGAAGATTGGGATGAAATCTCTATCTGTCGCTATGTAAGTAATGAAACAGAGTTTTGGAATATTCTTTCCGTAGACGAATGGGACATTGTATTACTTGATGTCAACCTAAGAGAGCAGTCAAAAAGTTCTGGCATTGATCTGATAGAAACGATATATAGTAAAAAGCCAAAAATAAAGGTGGTTATGCTATCCTCTTATGATATGCCAGTTTATAGACAGGAGGCACTTAAAAAAGGCGCCGTAAGTTATATTGATAAGTCTGCTTCTGCTGACGAGTTGGTAAAAAAACTCACAGCTATTAGTAAAGGTCACAAGTCCACTACGCCCCCTTTATTAGATCCCCTGACAGATCGTGAAGCGGAAATTATTAAGGCGATTGGAACAGGGAAAACAAAGCATGAAATAGCGCAAGAACTGTATATCAGTGAACGGACACTTTACAACCATATCCAAAGCATCTATGATAAGCTGGGGGCTAAAAATGCTATCGAAGCCTATAACAAGGCTATTGCACTTGGATATATCACACCCTTAATATGAGTTTAGGCAATAAGAGGGACAGATATATCAGAACACAAGTGACAAGTATGCACATTATGTAAGCAGATAGCAAAAACAAGTATCATTGAACGACTTCATCAAAACAATAAAGAAAAGCCGGGAGCAAAATTAAGTCTGCTTCCAGCTTTTTTGTATTTGTTATTGTATGTGGTTGACTAAGGAATATTGTTTAAGCGTGAGTTTGTGATATTGGGTGTGGTATCTTTAACTATGGGAAACTCCGGTTTCACACCCAGACGGTTCAGGACGATTAGATCCATCTGACGGCTGGAGAAAAGGTGCCCTGCCGTATCCTTCTGGAACGGCTTCTTTTCTTCGCCCTCGCCCGGTTCACTGTCGGGGTCTTCTTCCGGATTCTCTGGGTCTGCCAGGTCACTGTCCGGCTCCGCCTCTTTCTTGGCAAAGAGGATCTCATCTGCAAAGCCCAGCTCCACCGCCTTCTTCGCATTCATCCAGGTCTCATTGCTCATGAGGTTGGCGATGCGGGCATGGCTGAGTCCGCTCTTTGCAGCATAGGCATTGATGATGCTCTCCTTGACTTCGGTCAGCACCTCGATAGCCTTTTCCATGTCCTTGGTATTGCCCATCGCAACGGTGCTGGGGTCATGGATCATCAGCATGGCAACAGGACTCATCTGGACAGTGTCACCGGCCATCGCCACAACGGATGCAGCAGATGCCGCAATCGCATCGATCTTGACCGTGATACTGCCCTTGTAGTCCTTAAGCATGGTATAGATCTCAGCAGCGGCGAACACATTGCCGCCCGGAGAGTTGATCCAGACGGTCACATCCCCCTCGCCGGATTCCAGCTCATCCCGGAACATCTGCGGCGTTATTTCATCGCCCCAGAATGATTCCTCATCGATGGGGCCTTCCAGCCGGAGGATTCTGGTATCGTCACTGTTTTTGATCCAGTTCCAGAATTTCTTCATCGGGTTCTCCTTCCATTTTTCCGTGGCTTACTCTCACTCAGCCGATTATCGCTGTCAGGTTCTTCTTCCGGGTCGGGCTGTGTTTCTTTCGGCTGATTCTGCTGGGCTGCGGCAGCTTTATTCTGCTGTGCCACCCCTGCATCTTTCAGCTTCACATAGCCGCCGTTCAGGTAGTAGTCGTCACCGCCCTCCTCTGCCGGGATGAGATCCATGTTCTCCAGACGATGCACATCATTCGGAGAGAGGAAGCCGTTGCTGATGCCGGTCGCATAACCGTTCATCCGGCTCTGGTAGTCGCCACGAAGCAGACCGTCCACATTGAATTTCGGGAAGTAGGTATCCTGCTCCTCCTCCAGCAACAGATCCTTGATGATGCCCTGCTCAATGCGGACAAGCCACGGGGTCAGGGAGTGCATCACAAAGTTCAGCGACTGGTATTCAATGTTGGAGAATGTGGCTCTGGACAGATCGGCTACCAGATGCGGAGGCACACGGAAGATGCGGCAGATCTCCGTCACAGAAAACTGCTTCGTTTCAAGGAACTGACTGTCCTCCGGTGGCAGAGAGATCGGTTTGTAGGCCATGCCCTCTTCCAGCACAGCCACACGATGGGCATTGGAAGCACCGCCATAAGCCGCTTCCCAGCTATCCCGGATACGGTTCGGGTCTTTCACAACGCCGGGATGTTCCAGCACACCACTGGGCTGTGCGCCGTTCTTGAAGAAAGAGGAACCGTATTTGTCCACTGCAATGGAAGTGCCGAGGCTGTTCTTCATCATGGCAATTGGTGAAAAACCAATCAGACCATTGAATCCAAGTCCCGGCACATGAAAAATCTCGTCCCGGCGGAAGTAGATGTCCTTGTTCTGCTCTCCCGGAACTTCATCCGTGTATGCGTGGTAGATATAATAGAGCTCGCCGCTCTCATCCCGGTCCACTTCGACATTTTCCGGTAAAAGCGGATACAAACCCAGTACCGTGTTCTTGCCATCCCGGACGATCTGTGCATAGGCATTGCCCCAGAGGAGCAGATGGGTCATCAGCGTTTCCCAGAAAACAAAGGATGTCATCTCCGGGTTTGGCTGGCGATATAAAATCTTATACAGCGGATGATCCCGTGCCTTTTCCTTGTTGCCGTTATCGTCCGTCTCCCGATACAGATGCAGTGGCAGTGCCGCAATGGACTCCGCCAGCAGACGAACACAGGCATACACAGTCGGGATCTGCATGGCGGCTTTCTCATCCACCTGCTCCCCGGCATTGGAACGGCCAAACACAAAGGTCTGCCCGGAATCACGGACGTTATCCGTGACCTTCGGCAGACCTTCTTTTGGCTGTTCTGTTTTAGGAGAATCCCTTGGGTTCTCAAACCCCATCCATTCCCAGAATCCCATTAAGCCTTATCTCCTTTCTCCAGTTCCGGCAGGCCGGCAAGGCTGGTACCAAGGGACGCAACACCTGCCACAATAGCTGCGCTGCCAACTGCAACCCAGTCCACAGTGCCGCCGGGCATCTGTGTCACGACCAGAGCCGCACCAGTCTGGAACATCGTCTTTGCAGCACGGATGCCGGCTGCCTTCCACCATTCTGCACTCATCAGATACTTCATTGTGTTTTCCTCCAAATCTTCATATCAAAAAACGATCATGTCACGTTCGTCGTAGACGCTTCCCTGTTGCTGACCTTCATTTCGGATGCAGCGGTCCAGTGCCATGATCGCAGCGACGATACCATCGATCTTCTCCGGCGACTTCGCCTTGGTCGGCTTGATGTTGCCAGCCGGGTCGGTATCCACGACCACATTCCCCGCCATCCATGCCATGACCGGATTGCCGCCGTGGATGATCCTGCCTTCCATCAGGAGCTTGTAGAACTCCTTGGTAGGCGGGCTCATATCTTTGAATCCCTGACCGAAAGGAACGACTGTGAATCCCATCCCCTCAAGGTTCTGGGTCATCTGCACGGCTCCCCATCGGTCAAAGGCAATCTCCAGAATGTGATAGGTCTTGCCCAGCTCCTCGATAACCTTTTCGATAAAGCCGTAGTGGATGACATTTCCCTCGGTCGCCATCAGGTAGCCCTGCTGGTACCAGACATCATACGGAACAGATGCTCTGCGCACACGCTGGGGGATCGTATCCTCCGGAATCCAGAAAAACGGAAGCATGATGTATTTTTCTTCCGGGGTTCTGGGCGGGAACATCAGCACAAAAGCCGTGATGTCTCCGGTGCTGGACAAGTCCAGTCCGCCATAACAGTCATGGCCTTTGAGGGCTTCCAGATCGATTGGCTGGTTGCCGAGGTTGTAGATGTGTTCCGGGATGAACCGGGTCAGCGAGGACACCCACATATTCAGACGGAGCTGCTTGAATACATTCTCCTCTGCCGGGTTATCAAGTGCTTCTTGGTACGCATCCCGGACACGCTGGATCTGGATGATCTGGCCCAATGAGGGATTTGCCTTATACCAGTTCGCTTCATCGTGCCAGTCATCCTCATCCGTCAGGCCATAGACCACAGGGTAGAAAGTGTGGTCGATTTTGCGGCCAGCCAACAGGTCAAGTGCCTTCATGTGGAGTTCGTAACAGATGCTCTCTTTGTCCGTGCCGGCCGTGGTGATTAAAAAGAACAGAGGCTGTTCACGGGCGTCACCGGAACCTTTGGTAAGGACATCGTAGAGTTTCCGGTTTGGCTGGGCATGAACCTCATCCAGAACAAGACCTGACACGTTCAAACCGTGCTTCGTGCCAACTTCAGCAGACAGAACCTGATAGAATCCTGCGTTACCATAGTTCACGATGCGCTTCGTAGCCGCCATGATCTTGCACCGTTTCAAAAGTGCCGGGGTCATCTGCACCATCTGGTGGGCAACATCAAAAACAATGGATGCCTGCTGGCGGTCAGCCGCCGCACCATAGACTTCGGCAGATGGCTCATTATCGGCAAAAAGCAGATACAAGGCCACCGCAGCGGCAAGTTCGGACTTGCCGTTCTTCTTACCTATTTCGACATAAGCCGTGCGAAACTGACGGTTTCCCTTTTCATCCACGATGCCGAACACATCCCGGATGATCTGCTCCTGCCAAGGAAGCAGCCAGAACCGCTTGCCCGCCCACTTGCCTTTGGTATGACGCAGGTTTTCGATAAAAGTCACTGCCCGGTCTGCTTTTGCGGCATCGTAATGGCAGGTCGGAAGCATGAACCGGCTGGGTTTGTAGTCCTTCAGTTTCGGATAGTTTTGGGGTCTGCACTCTGCCATCAGCTTCCACCTCCTCCCAGCAGATTCTCCATCTCATCAGCTGCATCCGCAGGACCGCCGTCCGAAGCAATGATCCGGCTTCGGGAGGACGGGGTCAGACCGAATTGCTCTGCAAACTTGTTCATGATCTTCAGATAGGTCTGGGCGATGGACACCTGCGGCACCTGCTGCCAGTACCCGGACGGGGTCTTGACGATAGTGCCGTGCTGGGTGATGAACTCCTCTGCCTCCTTCCATCGGGCATACGCCTGACAGTAACCGGCAAAGGCCGCCATGTCCACTTCGGTCAGGATGCCGATGGCTTCCATCTGTTTGGCAAGTCTACGCCACTCTTTCTTTGCTTCCGGCTCCAGCCACTTCGGACAGGCCGGTGCTTTCTTATTGGGCTTCGGTTCGCTGGTGTTCAGCGGATGCTTGCCCGGATTACCTTCCAGTTCCTTCATGGCGGTCGGCTTTGGTTTTCTGCCTCTGGTAGCCATTGGCATCTCCTCCTTTCTGCAAAAATGGGTAAAGAAAAAGGACCTCCAAAGAAGTCCTCGAAATATCATTTTCCTAAACAAGAAACTTTTCTGTATAACTAACAAATAGTTTCCCATTTCGGCAACTTTATATAAAACACATCGGATACGAGGCACAGCCCCTTTTCGGGGCGTGTACCTTTTGGGTGCTGTTAGGCGTTGGGGTTGGCTTCCTTCCAAGCCTCGTATTCATCAACCAGCTCCGCTTCCTCGATGACCTGCCAGACGCTGCAGAAGCGGCTTCTCTGCTGCTCGATCTCCGCTTCCGTCCAGTCTTCCGGCTTGCGGCTCATGTCGTGGTAGGCGTCCATCTCCGCTTTCGTCCGGAAGAAAAGGATCTGCTTCAGCTTCAGCGTTTCCTCATTGTTACGCAGGCTGTACCGCCTGTCTTCTGCCGCCCTGCAAAGGCTTCCGAGGTCGCTGTAGCTGAGGGTCATGTCCTGCTTGAAGGCGATCTCGATGCCAATCAGCTTCTTCTCGGTGTCGGCTCCCTGAATGTTCTTAAGGTAGGTTTTTGCTTTGTTCGTCATGGTCTGTATCCTCCGTGTGTTTTGTTTTCCGTAGGGCTTTCCCCTTCGTTGTGACTGTATATTACCGTCACTGCCCGGACATAGCAAGCGGCTATGCTGCACGATCATACACACCTCTTTTTGTCGGATTTATGTGTATTTCCACACTGGAAGAATCCACCACTACGAGCAAAAGCCCCCGAAGGAGCTCTGCCCTTTTTCAGTGTGCGTTCCTGATGCACCACTCGATTGCGTGACCGGCATCCGTGTAGGTCTCATCGGAAATCTTCAGAAGTTCCAGCCGGCATTCAATCGGTGACCAGCCTTCCTCCGGGTCTTCCACAAAGCCGTATACCGCTCCCTCCAGCATGCCATTCCAGTTCATCTGGGCAACCAGAACCCGGTCACTGAACTGCATGATGCTATCGTAGCAAGGTCTGAGCCGGTCGTAGAAGCTCTCGATGCTGATGTTGTTTTCCGGGAAGTCGATCAAATGCTTTTTCATAGTGAATTCCTCCGTGTTTTCGTTTTTTCCTTGGGGCTTTCCCCTTTCGGTATGTGCATATTACCGTCAGGTGCAGCAGATAGCAAGCGGCTAAAGTACACGATCTTCTGCCCGGAATACCAAGCAGAATGTACATCACTCTGCATCCTGTTCCATGAGTTCCACAATGGTATCGTAGAAGAACTGCGGGTCATATGCCAGCGGTTCCCGTCCGGCTTCCTTATCCATCCTGATCTG